TTTTTGAAACGTAATCCCGATATAGAGCCGTCTAAGTTGGGGCTTAACGTGGTCACTAAAACCGGCGTAGTGAGGGAAAGAATCAAGCGCCGTTATGATCAAATCAAGGGAGCCGGTCATAAATACAATGCAGGACGCTATTGGCATTATCTGACCAAACGCGAGCAACCGAAAACAGATGATGAACTATTCGCAATGCATGCATGCACTAGGGGCGGTTTCACGTTCATAGCGTCTAATCGTGCTAGTATCCCGTATGAGTGTGATTCGGGGCGGCATGTGTACGGTTATGACGCTGTCAGCATGCACCCGTCAGAAATGGTTGCGCATAGATATCCGGTCAGATTTGAAAGTGCAAACGCTGAGATACTAGATATTGACTTTAGAATCATCGTTAAAACCCCGCTAGATTATGTGCTATCCAACTTTGCAAAGCCTTTTCCCGTTGCGTTCAATGCATGTTTTCGATTCGTCAATTTGCGATTGAAGCAAGGTAGTATTTTCGAACGTGAGGGAATAGCGACCCTTGCAAGCGCTAGATTTTCACGGGGCAGATATGAACTTAATGAGGATAATGAGCAAGGCCAGCGCTTCAACGATCATATGGCTTCTCAGGGTTATAAAGATGAAGCGGTTAATCCGGTTTTTGCATTCGGAAAATTGGAAAGCGCTGATGTATGCGATCTATGGTTAACTGAAATAGAAGCATGGATATTGAGCCGGGTATATGACTATGATTCTGTTAGCGCGATATGCGGTTATGAAACAGGTAGATTCGAGCGTCCCGCTGATATAGTATCGCTGTCTGTTATGGGCTTCTATAAGGCTAAGAACGTTTATAAACGTGCGCGGGCTGAATATAAGCAAAATGGTCATATCAGCCCGAAAACCGCTAATGAACTATCATCGGTGAATATCGCGCCGGTTATCATCAGGGGCATGCTTGACGGGGCATTGACCGATGAAGATATCGATAACGGTTATCAAGCTGTAAAAGCCGATCTTAATTCCCTTTTTGGCATTCAGGCCACAAACGAATATAGGCAATCCACTGAACTGACTTCAAATGGCATTGACTATATTGGCGATATGGGGATATGCAACGCCCCGAAAAACCCGAAAGCGCTATATCAATTCGGTCAACGCATTGTAGCATGGTCAAGATTGGCGCAAGTGCTAGTCATTGAGTTGGCAACGCCGCACATCATCGGGGTTATCAATGGAGATACGGACTCAGTTAAATTCTTGATGGATGATGCTAGACGGGGCGCATTGGATGATGCGTTAACCCGGTATGCCCATGCGCTAGACAGCGCTAAGCATGAGAATATGGCACGGGTAAGAGCGTCCTATGCACGTTACTATGATGAGTTGACTGGCATAGGGCATTACGAATGCGAATTCGTATCATCGGCGTTTTGCGCTGCATGGAATAAAGCATATTGCACGTATGACGTTGACCCTAGGGACGGTCAACGGCATTTCCATTTCACGATAGCGGGTATCCCGGCTAGGCGCGGGCTTGATGCTTTTGCAGATGGGTTAGCGTCTAAGGGCATGTCATTCGGTGAAATCTGTGATATTTGCTTGGGTTATAACGTTTCGTACACGTATAGCCTTTTGAAGCTGAATGCTAGATCTTTTCCCGAATGGCTCAGCGTCTATCATGCGCCTGTTATCGATTATCTAGGAAATGAATGCCAAGTTGCGGAGCCGTGCGCATTGGCGATTTATCCAATGACAAAAGTTATCAACGACACTTCAAATCCCGTCAATGCTCAAAACTATGCCCGTGCGGTTTCTAATAGAAATAGCGTCAACCATGATGCTAAAATGCTGATGTATGACAATGGAAACCCGATTATCATAGGTTTTGAATATGACTAGATTCTATAACTGGCAAGATATTTTCTCGCGTCAAACGGGGCATAACGCTGAGATAACGATTGTTATCGGCGCTCGATCTATCGGTAAGACGTTCGGGTTAAGGCTCGAATTGGTCAAGCGCTGCATTAAGACGGGCATGGCTTTTGTGAATTTATCGCGCTATAAAGAGGAAATACAAGCGATTAAACAGAATTATTTCAGCAAGCTTCAAAGTGAGGGCTTCTTCACCGATTATCAATTCAAAGTTGAAAAGAATACGGCATACATAGCATTGAACGGTGATAATCCTGATTGGAAACCTATTTGCTATTTCATGGCTCTCACTGCATTTCAGCGCGATAAGCAAACGACGTTTGCAAACGTGCGGGATATCATCTTCGATGAAGCAATTCTAGATAAAAGAGATCAATATCATAGATATTTACCTTATGAGTTCAGTTTGTTCGCCGATGCACTCAGCACAGCGTTTAGGGAACAACCAAACGATAACATTGCACGGCACGTCTATATCTTGGGTAACGCTTGTGATTTGACAGCCCCTTATCTTAAAGAATACGGGATAAACAAACCCCCTGATTTTGGTTTTACATGGCTTAAAGATAATACGGTATTGCTGCATAGGGTTGAACCTTGGGATGCTGACGAACGCAAAGCGCTGACATTAGTAGGGCGCATGCTTGACGGCTCCGATGCTGCTAGGGTTGCGTTTGATAACGAATTCGATCTAGGCAGCGATAGCGATATAGGTAGCAAGACACCTAATGCCCGTTTTGCGTTTGCAATGCGATACTCAGCGCAGACGTTTGCGGTATGGATGGATTATAAGACGGGCATGGTATATGTTAACGATCACGTTCCCAAGGGCAGCGGAAAGCCTTTTGCGTTGACTAAGAAAGATGGGGCAGTGGACTACAATCAGATTCGGAAAAACGACGATCTGATGCAGTTGCTTTCAGGGCTACATTATGCGGGCAATATCCGTTATTCATCTTATGGCATCCGTGAAGCGTTTGCAGAAGTCTTAACATTCATCGGTATTCGTTAAGCGTTTCGCTTAAAGTATTGACATTGTAATATCACGGCTTGATGATGTTTTCACGCGCATATCACGGTTCATTGAAAGGGGGTGCAGGAAGTGACACGGGAATTTTGGGTGTATCAGAATGGTTTCCATGATCATCCATGGTCTATGATGTTCGAAGTCATGAGGGTTGACGGGCAGTTGATTACTAACGTGTATGTGTATTGCGAACTGTTACCCGGAAAATTCAAATATGCCCTAATCCTAGACGGGCTGCATTATAGATACTGTTGGAGATATGCGCTCGAAATACTAAAAGCATGCGAGAAATCCGGTATGTCATGGAGTATTGCGGATTTTGAGCAATTAGAACAGTCGATAGCGGATATATTTGCGGATTGCGAAAGGATTTGAAAAATGTCTGAGAATATGGCTATTGAGGTTGCAAGCATCAATAAGGCAATGAGTGAGGGAGCGGGCGCGGTTATCTGTTCCATTGACAATTCTACTCGTGAGGGCGCTAAGCGTGTCTATAACGCTATGAACAACCCTAAGTTTAAAGTTGCAGACTACATCAACAAGACTATTGAGATTACCGATGTTTTCATCGAGATTGTTGACATGCTCAGTGAGGAAACCGGAGAAATCGCAACCGTGCCCCGCACTGTCCTGATTGATGCTAAGGGTGAGGGCTATCAGGCGACTAGCAAGGGGATTTTCGACAGCGTTCGAAAGGCTTATAATGCATTCGGCCCCGCTCCTTGGGAGCCGGCGCTTAAGATCGAGATTAAGCAGAAACCCGTTGCACGTGGTAGCATGCTCCTGTTCGACGTGGTAGATTAGTAAATCGGGCGGGCTGTATAAGTTGGCAAATGCTGACTTGCTCAGATATGGACGCAGTGAAATGCGCTGAGCCGTCAAACCGTGGGGCTGATAACCCTATTCCATGCGGGCATTATGTGACTGTATAGCTTGCTTGAATGCGGGGCGGGGTCAATCCCTGCCCCGCTTGTTTAAGGGGATGATATGGAAAGCGATTACAGGCCAACAGAATACATTGTTGATTTTGGTGATAGCAGAAGTAACCAATTTGTAAGGCTTAACATGGCAATGATTGAACAGAACAGCGCAAGACTTCACGAAAAAATTGTACGCTGCCGTGATTGCGTACATTATCAACCGGGATATTGCAAGCATTTCGAATGCATGGAACATCAAATTTCAGTTGTTGAAGATGATTATTGTTCGTTTGGAGTGAGACGCAATGAGTTATGTACTTTGTGATGTAGACGAATGCGCTTATAATGATGGCGCTGGTTGCACGTTGGAAACAGTGGAGATCACGCGACGGGCTGACTTGCAAGAACAGACAGACGGATTGCATAGACCTAAACGTGCGTATTGCGCTGATTATGAAAACACTGATATAGATGATTGGAGTTAAAGCAATGGATAACGATAACTTGACAAACACGCCCAATTGTAACGATAATGAAAATGTTGCAAATGATAATGCGCAACCTAGCGCAGCCAATGAACCGGCTGAAAATGCGCAGGATGCGAATGCGCTTATCATCGAGCAATTGCGCAGTACCAATGCGGCGATTTTGGAACAAAACGCAACACTTATAGAACAGAATAAGAATCTTAATTCGCAGCTTATCCAAATGGTTCGCAACGGCACGGCGCAAGTGGGAAACGGTAGTAACGCCAATGAAAAGCCTATGATAGGTTCGATGCTATGGAATGCCGAATCGGATTCAACCGCCGATCTAGGACGTGAGGCCGCTAAACGGTAAATTATAGATTGAAAGAAGGTGTTACAATTGGCAATTTTGAATTCTACAATCCTTCAAAAAAGTTGGATTGAGAACGGCAATGATTACGCAATGAGAATCCCTGATCCGCTCAAGGAGTCCTATAGCGCTCACGTTCAGGCGCTTTTCGACCCTATGAATCGCGACCTTTTCAATGCTTTCACGGGGCTTCTCAATGGCATTGCGCAAACGTATGTTGACGGTAAGACTTTTTACAACCCGCTCAGGATTTTGAAGGCCCCTGCTGAGGCTGATAGCTTTGGCGCAGTGGAGAGGCACATCTGTGTCAATTGGCTTACTGCTAGATCGTATGACGCGAACGCTGAGGATGTTTGGAAGCGTGAGCAGCCCGAATTTTCTGAGTATTATTATTCGCTCTCTGAGCCTAGACAGTATGCGTTCACTTGGAATGCTTTTGATATCCGCAGGGCTTTCACGTCTGATGGCACGGGCTTCAACGATCTTCTTGACCGCACGATCGGCGCTGCTATTTCGTCTGATGAATATGATGAGATGAATATCATGCTGCAGCTTATCGCCGAGGCCGAGTCTGCTTTTGCCGCTGACGGCGGTATCTTCAAGCATACGCTCAGCGCAGCCCCGACCACTCAGGCCACGGCTCAAGAACTTCTCGTTGCGGTTAGGGCTTATGCTGGTAGGTTCCGTTTCCCGTCTGTCTATTACAATCATCTGAGCACCCCGACGTTCACGAATCCTGAGAATCTCGTGTTTCTCGCAACGCCTGATGTTCTCGCAACCGTTGACGTTATGGCGCTTGCCGCCGCTTTCAATCGCACTGATGCAGAGATTCAGCCCCGTATCATCATGGTTCCTGAGTTCCCGCTGCGGAATATGTACGGGCTTCTCATGGATGAGACGTTCCTGCATTGCCGTGATGCTTACTTCGGCATCGATGATCTTTACATCCCGCCGCAGATCGCAACGAAGTATTGGCTTTCGCATGCCGAGTATTTCGGGGTCAACCCCGCTGCCCCGGCGGTCGCTTTCGTTACGGCTTAATGAAAGGAAGTGATATTAATGACTACTGAGATTCCCACCTATGAGATCGGCACGATTACCAGTATTGGCTATAGCCTGAAAATGCCTGATAACGCAACTCCAATTCCTATTACCGCAAGCGCTGATATTGCCGATACTGAGACGTACCCGTATACGGATAAAACTAAAATGAGGCTTTATGCTGAGCCTGTTTATGATGGTTATCCGTCTATGATGTATGGGCCCGGTTCCGTTACTTATTCGGTGATTGAAGTTACCACCGACAATGAGGCACACACGGGTGCTGCAATTCCGATTGACCCTAAAACCTACGTTGACAATTACGGATATATCCATATCGGAGAATCTAACAAGCCTACAGATGTAACCGGCGCGGAATGGATTGTTATCAAGATCAAGCCTACCTATCATTACATTAACCCATCTACTGGCGATAATGTTGCGATTAGTCCCGCCAATAATGCAACCCTCAATATTGGGCTACTTGCAGATCTTGGAGATATCAGCGCAGTAAATGCCGATAGACAACGCGCAATTCCCTATAATTATTCGCCTAGTGATCACCTTTAAACGCTGTAATACGATTAACATTCGCCCCTAAGTGTAACGCCCCGCTTTACAAAGTATTGCGGGGCGTTTACTATTATTCACGTCACGTTTACAGGCAGGAAAGGACGGCAGGGAATGAACGATTACAGGGAACGGCACGACAGTTTGATTGATGATTTTCTCGCCAATACCATCGATGATTTTTCAATGACGTTGAAGAAATTCGAGTTGGCATTGCTCAATTCAGAAATGACGGTTGACCTTATCAGCAAGAATTTTGACGGCATGGATATGCCCGATCATCTTTACAAAACCAGTGAACTGATGGATAGGCTCGATTTTCTCAATGACCCTGCAATGCCCGAATATTTCAGGTATGAAATAGCAATTCAGTTGCTTGCTGAGCGTGTTTTTGCCCTTAACGCCTATTGGAAGGAGTTGCAAGAATGCGCCAAGTAGATCGCGAAATGGGTTGGGGACGCGCTATCATAACGGCTATTGGCCTCATTGCCCTATACATCATTGCAGATTCAATCTGCTATATGCTTTAGTTGCTTAATCGAATATCACGGGTTACAATCGGGAGTGAATGTAAAAGTTCACTCCCGATTCTTATAAGGGGTTGGCATGGATTTTCCTAAACTGAATGATAACGAGTTTCCTCACATTAACAATGTGAACGTCTATAAATACCTCAATGAATTCGATTATATGCGCTATGATGATTTGCAGATGAAGCTGCAAATATGCTCAGTCCCTTGGGATATGGGAGAGGCGCATATTGGAAACCGCACGATTAGCGGCATTGGCAATGTTGTGTATTTCGAAACCCCTGAGAAGCGAGATAAATGGTTTGAGGCAATTCCTGACTCCGAGTGCTTTCGTTTCGATTCTAAATATAAGGCATTGCATCGAGATCACGAGATTACCGTAGAAATCCCGTTCGATGTTTGCAGCAAGCATAATTATCTAGTTGTAGATTACGAACCGTTTGCCGCTGATGGCTCCCCCGTCAAGTTCGAAGATGGAAAAGGCTTGATGAAATGGTTTTGGTTCATTCGGGAAGTTGAATTCATAGCACCAAACACGACGAAACTTCACTTGATGATAGATGCATGGCAGACGTTCATCTATGACGTTGACATTGAAGGAATGATCTTAGAGAGGGGACACGCCCCTTTGAGCGCAAGCCCTATCAATAAATATCTCAGCAACCCAATAGGAAATTCCAAGTACCTGCTGACCGATGATGTTTCATTCGGTGATATCGCCGATATTGCAGCGCACGAAAGCGAATTCGTTCTAAATGACGGCGATATGATGGCCGTTATCGTGACAGGCGCTAACCCTAAGTCGAATCAATGGAATTTTTACCCTAATGGGGATGCTTTCACGCCCGCTCAGGTCAACTATGTAGACGGAACAACAGGGTTTTTCGCATTCGCTGTCTATGCAAGCGATTTTCAGACATTTATCAATACAATCAATTACGGTACTCCACAATTTATCAGCACAATCAAATGTGTGTTCTTTATCTCCAAGAAACTGATTACCTTGGGAAGTTCGTTTAAATTCAATGGAGATAACGCTTTTCCCGTCACGTCCTATGAGATAACCCCGACCAGAACAACCAACAATCTGTATACGCTGAGTAAGGCGGATTGGCAATATCCAACCGAATACGCCAATGTAACGAAACTTTACACATATCCTTATAGCCTAATCGAGTTATATAACAACGATGGGAGCATGCAGCAAATTCGCATTGAAAACACTAGCGGCAAATTGGAGATCAATACGGCGCTCAATATGGCATACCCGTTTATCGGAGTAGATGCGGATATATCGGGAATCGGGCGGGCTTCATCCAAAACGCTGACATTTAAAAATTTAACAACCAAAACGATCGGGGTTAAAGGGAATTGGCTTGATACGCTGATGCGATTCGAAATCCCTACTTTTGGGGTTACTCAAGCCTCATACGATTATGACGGTTATACTAACCTTTACAATCGCAAGCAAGCTGAAACGGCATATAATAACGAATATGATAACGCCATTGCAAGCGCAAACTCCGCTAAGCTAGACGCTGATGCGCTGGCAGATAACGACGTGACAAACATGGCTCTTAACACTGCGAACAATACCGCGATCACGGCACTTGCAAACGCTAAGGCCGCTGATGATGCTGACCAAAACATTCTGTTTAATAACGGTATGAATGCGGCATCCTACGCAATGAATCATGCAGCTAATTTCATTGATGCACAAGCTACGCAGCAAACGGCTAATCTAAGCGCAACACAAGGAATAGTAAACGGGTTTCTATCAGGAAATATCGGTTCAGCTATATCAGGTTTAGTCAATTCGGGATTCACACAGCAAAGCGCGGCCATTACTATTGCAGCAAGTGCAAGTCAAACAAATCTAACAACGGGATATAACGGGACTGTAAACGGAGCAACGAATAACAATATATCTATCCTGCTAGGTTACGCTACTCAGCTTGAAACCGATAAAACGACGGCGATTAATACCATGCTGACCGCGCAAACTGCCAACAGTTCAAACACTGCTAAAGCCAATGCAACGCGAGATCAAACAACGGCTATCGCTAATGCGGGGCGCAATAAAAGCACATCGCAAAACGCTGTCATGCGGGGCAGATCATCGGCGGGGGTTTTGCCGCCTATGGAATTCGGAGAATTCGCAGCGGGCGAACACGCTACAACTAGACCGAATGCGCTATATTGCGTAGTCAAAACGCAGCACCCCGCCGCAATCGCGCAAGCGGGCGATTACTTTTTAAGATATGGCTATAAGTATGATGGGGCATGGAGTTTTGACGGCAATTGGAATGTAATGCCGCGCTTCACGTTTTGGCAACTGAAAGATTTTTGGGTTAAGAATCTGAACATCCCTGATATGTATATGGATTACCTCAGGTTTTTCCTATTCGGTGGGGTAACGGTTTGGAGAAATCCCGATGATATCGGTAGGGTTGGCATCTATCAGAATGGAGTATAAGCATGAGCGAAAGCGTATTTGACTTCACGAGAGACGAATTGCAACGCATTGACTATATAACTGATGCGATTGACGCTGACGATATATCATCCCTAAACGCTGATGATCTAGTGCTATGGGGCGATTGGCAGCGAACAATAGAATCTGGCAAAAATGCTCAGGCTGAAAGCGTTGCAGAGAATCGAGCCAAAATAGCGGAAATCGCCGCAAAGAATCGCGCTGATGCAGTGAAAGCGCTTGATAGGCTTGCTGAGTTGACCAATAGCGCAATTAGCAAGGGGGTATAAATGAGCAAGAGAAAAAAGGATAGATCTATATGGTGTGGGGATAACTATTGGCAATCCGCTGACTACAATTCACGTCAATATATTGGATATCTAGACATGCTCTTATCCCTAGCTATGAACCGTTTCAGATGGGAGAATTTGCCCGAAACGTGCGACGTTCGTTATTTTGAGCGCCAACTACACATGAGCGGAAAAGCGACTATCGCGCATGACGCGAATTCGCCCGATCTATGGCTATCGCTCAAAGCTATCGCTATGGGGCAGTTCAATATATATGGAGTCCCGACTAGATGGAACGCCGTTGGTTGGGGTGGAGAACAATTTAAGGCAACGCCTGAAACGGGCGAAATATGCTATTACAATCAATCCCGCACTAATCCTTGGAATATGCTCGAATTGTTTGCGCGGCGCATGGCTCATTATTCCCGCACTGAGGATATCAATCTTTCACATCAACATAAACCGTGGTTGCTTATCGCGCCGCAAGAGCAACGGCAGGAATTGATTAACATATATAAACAGGTTGCGGGCAATGAACCGGCGATCTTGGGAAACAAGCAAACTTGGGAATTGGTGGATAACATCAAAGCGATTGATACGCAAGTACCATTGGTGGTTGATGAACTTAATCAAGGGTTTTTCAACACTTTTCACAATGCATTGGTTTTCCTTGGCATCCCGTCGCTTGCATTCGAGAAGGGCGAACGCATGATAGAAGATGAAGCACGGGCAAACACAGCGCCTACTAACATCCTGCTAATGGACTGTCTAAGCGCTAGGCGCGAATTTGCAAAGACGTTCAACGCCCGATTCGGGACTAGCATCGAAGTCTACTATAATGAGGATATCGAAAGCTATAATTACAACTATGTGAACAACATCGAAGCAATGGCTCAGGACGGAATTTTAGGGGGTGAAAGCATTGAGTAACCTTGATTGGCCTAACCGGCACGAATGGCATGCAGTTTTTACGATTCAACTTGGAGAGTTAATTGACTCAGGCGTATTCGATTGGGCAAATCCTATCATAGATTGGAAAAATGCAGCCTATAACGACGAGCAATATACGCGCTTTTGCGCTTATTTCAATGAACGGTTCGAATACAGAGAGATTAGCGTAATCCCGCCCCGTGAATGGTTCAAGCTGCTACATCGTAAAATGGTTTATGAGATCATGCCGGTGTATCGGGAAATCTATAAAGCGCTTGATAACGGGTTCAACCCCTTGGCAGATAAAGACCAATATTACAAGGAACGCGCTATTTCGTCTGATTATCCTGAAACGCTTCTTAGCGCAAATGCGGACTATATCACGACGGGAATCGATAAAGAGGGGCAGATCATCGAGATCAATACGAATTACGCTGAGGCAATGAGCCGTGCAACGCAGATTCATAGCGTAGATGAAATGATAGGCGACAAACTTGAATGCTTGTTTATCGGTTTGTATACTGCAAACACGAACGGTTTCTAAAGATTGGAGTAAACATGTTTGGTTTCACTTTTAGCGGGAATTTTTGGGAGTGGTATCGGACTTTCGCCCCGTCTATACCCGTCCCTGAACTGTATTGGAATGTTGTAAGCGCTGAACAGCGTATTAAAGATATGTGCCATATGCTCGCTTGCATTCGGGAATATTGCGCAACGATGGGGAAGAAAGTTGATGAAATCGACGCTATTCTAAATGACATCATCGACGGGCATCTAGACCCGATGATCGAGCAAGCCATTAGCGATTGGTTTGCTGAGAATCAACCGGAGATCATGAACCGGCTCGATACGATTGACGCTGAGATCGGCACGGGATTCAGCGCAGATAATACCATTGCGGATGCAATCGAAGAGACGAACGATGTTCTCGGAGCGCTATTTGACGAAATCGGCCTAACCAACGCGCGGCATCTGGCAACAGTTGATTTCGACGTGAAAGCTAGAATCATCGTCAATCAATCGGCCTATGAAAATAAGGGCTGGCAATCGGGCGGGTTTTTCACGCAAAACGGGCGTAAATATTGCGCCGGTTGGCTCGCAAGCGACGACGTTGGTACTGTTGATTATCTGATAATCATCGACATGGACGCGAACGAACTTGTCGGCACGTTCGATGATATCGACGCAACGCATGGGCAAAACGTCACCTATAATGCGCTGACTAAGGAACTAGCATTCTGTGCGGGAACGTCTATTTATTTTGTGAACGTGGCGGATCCAGCGCACCCCTATTTGGCTCATAGCAATTCAACGCCGGATATTAGCGGATATGGGCACCCTTATTATCTCGCATGGGATGATAAGGATTATAATCATTTCTATGTGCTGAAACTTGATAATGACCGCAACGACTTTAATCTACTTTACACGTCTACCAATTTCGATTTGATCAACGTGATTGAACTTGACGCGAACGCTTGGCACAATCGCCCGAATCATCAGGGAATGGATGTTAAGAACGGCATTCTGTACCTAGCGGTTAGTGGGCAGGAAACCATCGTAATGTGCAATGTGAAAACAGGTGAGAGGCTTAACACGATTACAATCCCGTCATTCATCAAGTTTCTTCCAATTCGAGAGATTGAATTTTGTGGTGTGATCGGAACGAAACTTTATGTCTCGCAAGCTAGTTACTATCCTAATCGTATCGCGCCGGTTGTTTTTGAGTTCGATATGCTTAACGGCAATATCCCGGTCAAAGATGATTTTTGGAGAATGGTTACCACGCCCGAAGATAATAACGCTCAATATGTGCGCGTTGCATGGACTAGCGCAGACCCGCGCAATCCGTGGGCTTCAAACACGCAACGCCCGTGTTTCAATTTCGTTGAAGATGCGGTGAATTATGCCAAACATTACGGCATCAATATGGCTCTAACGTTTGACGAAGATTACCCGTCATTTGCGAATATAACCGATATCAATTTTGAACTTCATCCGCTAGACAGTGCAAAGATCGGGGGTCTATCGTTTAACAATTGCGTTGTACGGTTCAACGGAGTGTCTAGACTGACTTTCACGGGGTTAGGCTCTAGTGTGATTCATTCGTCTACATATGCGCACGCTGTAAAGGCTGTTAATTGTCACATTGCAGCATATAGCATTTGGTCGGTTGATCTTGATTCGAGCATTACGAAAACCCCATCTAACGGGAGTTTTCAAGAGTGCTTCATCAGTTCAGGACAGGTTAACGATTGGGGTGTAGCAGCGTTTCAATCTTGCTTGATCGTATCTAAGGCTAATTCACATGCTAACGTGATCAATCAGCTAGGAACGTATTGGACAGCGTAGCAACTGATTGATTAACGCTTCAAAGCCCCTGCATGATCTAGAGTGCAAGGGCTTTT